GACTTGCGACAACTCGTTTGTTTCAATGTGCATTGGCAGCTGATAAGGCAGCCGATTTTTCCGGTGGGGTAGTCGATAAAAAAGACTATCAATCGGTTCTATTCGATTTGTGCTTTGGCGATATGACCGGCACATTTGATACGACCGACCACTGGTGCATTTATTTGGAACATAGCGATTCCGGCGCTGATTCAGGATTTGCGGTTGTAACTGATACGGCGCACGTTTTAGGCACTTTTGCGGACATTACGCTCGGATTATGGTTAGACATTAATTCCGGCGCAAAAGTTACGGCGTGCCAAAATCTTGCACGTCGGTTCGGTTATTGCGGACCGAAGCGATATTGCCGGGTTCGGTTTGATAAACTGAATTCGGGTCCGAATATCCTTATCGGCATATCGGCAACGGCTCACGGTGCGCGTTACGCCGGCGATAGCGGCGGAAATGTCTTGCCGACGCACTACAGCGGAAATGAAACGGCGACGACCGTATCCGCGACCTAATATGGTCGAAGTCCGAATAAATATCGATGTGATGGGCAGGCGTCTTTTTAATGCTGGAGACGCCTGCCCTGAGGGTGACTTTATTAAACTATTCGAAAGGAATGGGTTTATAAAAATGAGCCATACGAAGCCGCCGGAAGATAAGGCGTTGCATAAACCGCCGGAAACTAAAATTATAAAGCCAACAGAGGTGAAGCGTGCCGATAGTAAGTTTGGCAGAAGCCAAAGAATATCTCGGTCAAGCAAATCAAGTTGACGATAATGCACTTATAACAGCATTAATCGCCTATGCAGATGGAATAATCGAAGGCTATACTGGGCGATTATTTACGCTTGCCGAGCGCATTGATTATTGCGATGGCGGGGGCGATGCTTTGCTTTTGCGATACCCACCGCTTGGCAAGGTTGGTGAAGCGGAAAGCGAAGTGGAGTCAATAGAAGACACTCTAAGCGATGATGAAGAATATGACCTTGACGAGGTGGATGTATTAACTAATGTCGGCTTGATATATATTGCGAGCGGGGCGAGTTGGGGTAGTGGTCGGCGTCGATGGAAGGTTACTTATGGTGGTGGATTTAATGGTGCGCCGGATGCAGTTAAGCAGGCTGCCTTATTAATCATCGCGGAACGCTATGAGAATCGGGCAGGAATTAGCGGAAATTTAGGCGACAGGTCGGTTACAGCATCAAGTGGCGGGATGCTGGAAGCAGCAAAACTTATATTGGATGGTTTTAAGGTTAATTTGATATGATAGGTTCTGTCAAGGTATCACTTGCGCGTCGTGCGCGTGTATCAGATAATCAAGGCGGGTGGAAAGAGGCTTGGACTGAATATGCGGAAGAGTCGGTTCGTATCAGGGTATTATCGGCGCGAGAACGGCTGGCTGCCGGGCAGTTCCGACAGGATATATCTCATCGATTATATTTAAGAGGCGGGTCTCAAATAATGGCTGGCGATCGGGTGCTTGCACGAGGTAAGTGGTTCGATGTGGCAGCAGTTACTAATCCAGCAATGGCGGGTGAGTATTTGACTGCGGAGTGCGCGGAGGTCGTCGATGGCGGGGTCTAATACGCTATGGTTTGGCGAGAGGGTATTAGGCGAGGTTCGCAATCATATCAAGCGCGGGATGCTGAAAGCAGGGGTCTTTTTGACGACAAAAGTCAAGAAAAATATCTCAAAAGGACCTGGACCGCAAACAAAGGGCGTGAAAGGAACGGCACGGGAAATTATGAAAATTCATCGGAAAGGCTCGCCACGAGGACCACGATCACGCATTCATAGCAAGCCGGGTGAATATCCTTTTAAGCAATCAGACACGCTTCGTTCAAATGTATCTTTTGAGGTTGACAATAGTCGATTACTAGCACCTAAACTTTATATCGGGGTTATGGAGGGTGTTGAATATGCGGCGAAGTTGGAGTTCTATCCGCCTCTCAAAGGGGGGCGACCATTTTTGCGTCGGACGATTGCTGAAAATAGCGAGCAAATTTATAATTTGATGGTGCGCGGATAGATGCTTAACGAACTAATAAAAGCCTTATTCGACTTATTAAAAGCCGATGCAACGCTTATAAAATACTTAAGCACTTATATCGGCTTGCCTTCGATATTTACGGCAGATGCCGTGCCTAATGATGCGCGGCTGCCATATATTGCAATAGCATTAGTCAGCGATACTTCAGTCGATACGAAGGATGAATTAGGGCGGGATATTTGGCTTGATATTGGGGTCTGGTATGACCCTCGCGGCACGGCAGTCGATATAAATGATGCTGCCGAACGGGTGCGAACATTATTACACAAAAAAACTATTACACTCGCAAGCTTTGAATTACTCTCAATGACGGTTTCAAATATAATATCCGTTGCAGTTGACCCGGATTACAACGGAAGGATTGTCTCAATACGGGTTTATTTGGAGAAAAAATGAAGCGGTTTCTATTAATCGCAATGCTAATGCTAATCGCCGGACAAGCCTATGCCGCGGCAACGGCGATAAGTTTTTACGAGTTATCAAGTTCGGCTTTCCTTGATAGCACGACTTCGATGGTAGGTGCGACGGCATCGCCCTGGTCGACTATAAGTTCGACCGATGGGGTAACCTTCACGAATGATGGTCGAACATTCGTTGAATTGTGGTGTTATTCTGGAACGCCAACGGCAACTATTACCGCGCCTTCAGCAACCGTTAAACTTAAGGGATTAGGCACGGTTTCAATATCGAATATCACCATAACTTTCAGTTCTACTGAAGGTAATAAGGCGATAATCAAAGTGCCGACCTTTTATAATGTCGGCGGGCGGGTAACCTTAACGGTCAGCGATGCTAACAAATTGAAAATCCGCATAGTGCGGCTTTCAGATTATTAGGAGGTGAACTATGTCGGTTAAACAAGGTGCGGTTGTCCGGCTGTTAATCAAAAATTCAGCCAATCAATATGTATCTGTCGGCAGTGAGACTGGCGTTAAAGTATCCGATGCAATTACGATGACTGAACGCAAGACGAAGGACTCTGAATTTACGGGAGTCGAGCCGACATTCGTCAAGACGACTGTCAGTTTGAACAGCCTCTATGTTCCGTCTGGCGAGGCTCACGCTCTATTACGAGCAGCGGCTCGCGGGAGAACTGCGGTTACAGTTCAAATATCGGAGGATGCTGTGGCAGTTCAATCCGGCGTCGGATACATTTCAAGCCGCGACTTAGATGCGCCGGCTGATGGCGATTGCACTATATCGGCGACTATAGAAATTGACGGGGAAATGTCGGATGTCTAATAAGTTCAGGGGTGAAGTCGATGTCGAGATTAATGGCAAATCTTGCATTCTATTTTATGGACAAGAGGCTCTCGCAAGATTGCAATTAGAACTCGGCAAAGCAAACTCTTTTGAATTACTGGACGAGTTAAGCAAGTGCCAATCATTTACCTATCCGCACTTTGCTGAGGTATTATGGGCTGGGCTTATCACTCGGCAGCCGGATATGACACTCGACGAAGTCAAGCGCGGCAATTATGGTGCTATAGCAGCGATGCTGGCTATGATTGAGGCTCTTTCGGCAGCATTCGGCTATAGTAAGGTGGAGGTTAAAGAAGATTCCCCTTTGCAATCAAAGCCGCGGCGGAAGCAATAGAGCAGCGGATACTGGCGCGGCTTGCCGGCATTAATGGGGATGAGTATTGGACTTCTACGCCAGTCGATTTAAAGATTGCTGCTGAAGCGCGGGAACGGCGGTCGAAAGAACGGCTGGAGTTAGCCGCTGTCCAAGCGTGGCTGACGGCAATGCTATATAGATCTAAGGAATTTCCGAGTTTGGACAATTTTCTCAAACAAGTCTTTCCACCTTCTCCGCCGAGCGCGGAAGAGTTGGCTCGACGAGCGGAAGACCATAAACGGATAAATGACTTTTTCGATGCGAAATGCAAACTAAATTAGGCGAGGCACGAGTCGATGTAGTAGCTAATCTGAAGCAACTTGAGACAGGTTTTGCTCTAGCGGAGGGATTGGCACTTAAGGCGGCTGGCGCGATTGGGCTGGCATTCAGCGTTGCTGGCGCGGCATCTTTTATCAAATCGTCCGTTCAAGCCTATATGAAGCAGGAATCTGCATTAAAGCAGGTTCAATCGGCAGCCACTAAATTAGGATTGAATTGGAGATATTTGCGTGGCGAGGTCGAGTCGGTTACGGCAGCCTTACAACGCAAAACGACCTATGGGGATGAAGAAAGTACTGCTGCATTAGCAATGCTAATACGGTTAAGCAAAGATTATACTCGTTCTATGCAGGCATTACCTGTGGTGTTGGATGTCGCCGCGGCAACAGGCAGGGATCTGGGTTCTGTTGCGGAAGCAGTCGGTAGGGCGTTCGGCGGGAATACACGCGTATTGGCTCAACTTGTTCCAGGGTTTTCTAAATTAGAGGAAAGTGCGAAGGGGAATGTCGATGTAATCCAGTTGCTATCCGGTGCCTATAAAGGTGCGGCAGAAGATATGGCCGATACGACCACAGGCCGGATTAAGCAAATGACTGATGCGTGGGTTGACCTGAAAGAAAAAATAGGGGCAGTTATGGCCTATGCAACACCGTTATTAAAAACTTTCACGGAAATTCTGCATAGAATGGTAGATAAAAGCATTACTTATGAGCCTATTATAAGTCAAATTAAGATGATGGATGATGAAATTAACAAATTGCAAATGACTATAAAGAGCGGGATGCAATTTGTTTCCGCCGGGGGGAAGACACAATTATTGCCAGTTGCTTTAACGCCCGAAGATTTAGAAAACAATAAGAAAGCGGCTGATTCTATTGCAGGTTTAAGAAAACAACTCGATTTGCTTAAATCACAAGTCCCACCAGAGATACTTAAAAAGGCATTGGAAGTTCCTGATTCTGTGGTGAAAAGGGTAAGTTTGACGAAAGAACAAATAGAAAAGTTAGAGAAAATTCGGAGAGAGTTGGCGGCAAGGCGTCTTGATATAGAAATCAGGGAAAGCGAGAGAGAATGGAATGCTGAAATAGAACGGATTAAAAAATTGAAAGAGTTAGCTGAGATTGAATTAAAAAACAAAGCAGATACTGATGCAAGAGAATATGAGCAATTTTGGGCTAATCTGCTACGCCAGGATGAGTTGGAAAAGCAAGCGATTGCTAAACGACAAGGACGGATGGAATTCTTTGCGAATCAAGTTGCGTCTATATTTGGTAGCGATTGGGTCAGGGATAGCCGTAAAAACATTGGTCAGTTGACTGAATACTTTTTGCGTTCAATGGCTACGATGATGGCACAGGCAGCAGTGTTTGCTGCAATAATGTCTCTTGTGATGCCCGGCGGGGGTGGATTTGGAGCCTATTTTATGAAGTCAATCTTTGGTTCAGGAAAGGGGAATATATTCAGCGGAGGGGATATTCAGCGGTTCGGCTCTGGGGGGATAGTCGATAGACCGACATTATTCCCTATGCGTCGGGGATTGGGCTTAATGGGCGAGGCGGGGGCAGAGGCTATTATGCCTTTGACGCGGTTATCAGATGGGTCGCTCGGCGTCCGAGCGGAATTGGCTGGCAGGGGATTGAATATGACTCCGCAATTTTCAATATCAATCGATGGACAGGCACTCGCAGCGATAGTCCGAAAAAATAATTCGACTTATGCGCGCAGAGGTATTTAAAAATGGTCGCTGGCAGCGGATATATTGGCGTCAAGGGAATTCGCCGGATATCACGCTTCAGATGCAAGGCGAGAGCCTCTTTGAATTTCAACCGAATATTGCGCGGTTATCGCTATATGACAAGGATGGTTTATATCGACCTGGCGGAAGTTGTGAATTGCGCCGAGGCGATGAGTTGCGGATATTGGCTGGGTCGAGCGAGAGCATTGAAATTATGCGAGGTCTGGTAGAACGCGGGATTAAATGGATTAGCACAGATGAAGTATTAAATTTCAGTATAGCGGGTTACTTACCATTACTGAAGGATATACTTTTAGGGAGATATAGTGATATAAATATAGGTGGTAGGTACAGATATATCAAAGAGATAGATATAGATGGGGTGCGTTATGAATATGTGGCTTGGGCATCGACTTATGAGTTGTTATGGGCGGATAGACCGGGCCGGCAGGTAGGTTATGAGAAGCGGTTTATCTTTGACACATTTCACGACCCGCGCGGGGTTATGTTTTCAAGCGAAGCGGAAGTGGGCTTGCAAGCGCGTAATCTTTTAGAATATGCAGGCGAGCGCATACCTAACATTCCCATTAGAGAGAGGGTCTGGCGTCGCCTTATTGATAAAGTCTATTTATCGAAGGCGACTTTTCAACAGATATTCAATGAGATTGTTCGTCAATGTAATGATGCCGGCGGAATTTGGACCGGTAACTTTCAGCCTTCATATTTGACAAAAAACTTGATTATCAAATTAATCGACTCTGCATTTACAGCAGGTCAATGGTTTGTGGATGTTAGTCAACTTTATTTTGTGGGATTTGAGCGACCGGTTAATCCATTTGATAACCGGCAGGATGACATTCAACGATTTAAATTTGGGCGGATATTGAATGGACTTGATTATGTGGAAATATTCAGCGGAGATTTAATTTATAGGCAAGCCGATTATCAAGGAATTGACTATTATTTAAGAAAATCTTGTGATAGAGCAAGATTAATTAACTGGAATATTGAATTTCCATTACAATTCCGATTTGGCTCAACTGAAATGGGTTATAACGAA